CAGCAACAAATGCAAATCACCATGGGTGTGCTGGCTGATGCAGGGCAAGAAAGCAGCGCGGTGTATAAGATGCTGTTTGCGGTTCAAAAAGCCGCCGCGATCCCATCTATGATTATTGCCACGGAAGAAGCCGCGATTAAAGCAATGGCAGCCTTTCCTGGTCCCGCTGGTATCACCATGGCTGGCGCCGTTCGGGCGATGGGTTATGCGTCCGTGGGCATGGTCGGCACGCAAGCCGTTATGGGCATGGCCCACGATGGTATCGATGCGGTACCGCGTGAAGGTACTTGGTTGTTAGACAAAGGGGAACGCGTTTATACCAATGAATCCGCCCAGAAAATCGACAGCATGTATGGTCGGGTAATGGGGGGCGGAAGTGGTCAACAGCAAACCAACAGTCAACAACCGTGGATAATCAATATTTACGATGCGCCCGCCGGCACCACTGCCGAAGTGGACGACGAAAAACGGGTGATCGCCATCATGATGAAAGATGCCAACAGCGGTGGCCAATATATTTCCTACATCCAACAGAAACTAGGCGTAAGGCCAGGGGGCTATAAGTAATGGATAAATACCAGGACAGAGTCACCCAACAACAGCTGGACACGCTTAACCCGGACATATTGCTGTACCCGTGCAGCTATTTTAATAACGGCTTGCTGCCAGAACCTAGCCTGGCGGGTTACAAGTACCGTAATGGCAAAATAGTGATCCGGTCCCAAATGGATTTGGGGCTGGCCACCATGCGCCGACGTTGCCGAGTGGCCCCGTCACGGTTCCCGTTAACCTTTCAGTTTACGGGAGAGCAAAAAGAAGCGTTCGAAGCCTGGGTGTTTGATGAACTCGACGGCGGGGTGGAGTGGTTTTATCTGCCCTTGTTAACGGGTGATTTTAGGTTGGAAATTCACAAAGTGCAGTTTGTGGCCACGCCCGGTGAAGACAGTGATTTTGTTTGCACCGGTGTTTATCCCGTTCCAGAAGACCCGCGCCGCCGTGTATCAACTTGGGAGCTTACCGCCGAAGTTCAGGCGTTCCGTGCCAAACTTGAACGCTATAACGCCCGATTACTGACCCGTGACACGCTTTCAGGGTTGGAAAAAGCCGCGTTATCCGCTGAAAAGGCGGTGAACGAAACCCCAGAGATTAAGGAGAACTAACCGTGATCCTGTCAACGTTAGAATACCAACACCCCGCCTTACCTGGCGGGGTGTTGCGTTATGTCAAAGATAACATCGATCTGGATGCTGGCATCGAGGACGGCAGCGTGGTGACGTTTAAGGCGGGCCAGTTTGAATTTCAACTACCCGACAAAAACACCACCGGGCAAGAAGCGTTAAGTGTGGCCGCACCAAATACGGATTTAACCCTAACCCGTGCCATTGAAGCCGCCAAGATGTACGAGCCAATCACCCCAGTGGTGAGTATTTACCGCGAGTACGACACCGACGATTTAAGCCGCCCACGCAATAAAGCGATCCGGTTGACCACGTCGAGCGCCAAGATCACCACCACGGCGGTATCGATGACATCGAGCTGGAAAGATTTAACCAACCGACGTTTTTGCCGGCGCATTTATACCACTCAAACACACCCTGGGCTGAAATACCTATGATTGACCATTTTAGAGAATTACCGCCGGGCCATTATCCGCCTGATGGTTGTGCGCTGTTGGTGCGTGATGCCTGGCAGCGGTTATTTGACCTGTCAGATCTGCCGGTTCACGCTGATCAGTTTGTGACAGTCGAGCAAGCCACCCAACACATGGAAAGTTACCAGGGCGCGTTGTTGGAAGTAATCACCAAGCCAGAGCATGGCAGCATGGTGATAGCGACCCGGGGCGACCATTGGCACTGTGGTGTATACAGCACAGAACAAGCGCCAGGCTACGTTATCCATGCCCTTGGCCGTACCGTCAAGATTGAACCCTTAACCCAGTTTAAACGCCGTTTCGACGCCGTGGAGTTTTACCGTTATGCCGCACATAATCGAGTTCAGACACCCGATAAAGCGGGATGATTACCAACTGCATACCGTTCCAGAAGGTACCAACCTGGCCGAATGGGTTAGCAGTAATAAGCCGGCAACGGCAAACCTGATCGCCACCCGTAATTTTAGCCAGTTGGATGATTTGGATATTACCCTGGGCGAGTTTGACGCCGTCAGTATCCGTCCTAAATTGGGATTTGGTATTGATTGGGTGATTTGGGCTGCGCTGGCCGTGTCGGTAGCGTCGGCCGTGTATGCTTACACTCAAATGCCGGACGCTTCAGGCAATCAAGATACTCAGCAAGCCAGTAGCGTTTATAACTACAACGGCCAAGGGAACAAGCCAAAACTGGGCAATCCGGTACCGGTTCAGTTTGGCAGAATGCCCCATTACCCGGATATTATTAGCCCCAATTGGTGGGAATATGTCGATAACGAACAGTATTACTACCAGAGTTTTTCTAAAGGGGTGGGCAAGTTCCAGATCCATGAGCACTACATAGGGGAAACCCCGTTAAGTCAGTTTGACGATATCGAAGTGCGCGTGTACCAACCAGGGCAAACGGTGAACCATTTCCCTCATATTGTCTGGACGTCAAAAGAAGTGGGCAGCACCGACGGCCAAGGCGGTTTAACCTTGGATGGTGTCACCACGGGCTGGGTAGCAGAAGCCAGCAGCCAGGAAGCCCGTTTTAAAAACCGAATCGTCGAATTATGGTCCCAATACAGCCGCCGAGCTGGTAAGGATGACACCCGCACGGTATGGGAAAAAGACCAGTGGCCATGGAGTACAGGCCAGCATGTGGTGATAACGTCTACCACTCAAACGGAATTGATGTTTGAAGGTAATTTGCACTTTCACGACGTGGGCGACGATGGCGACATTATCGATCCTGATGATTTGCCCGATCAAATTGAAAACCCATTAGGGTGGGCGTTCGTCAGTATTGGCCAGCGCATCATCATTCAAGGGGCTGGGGTGAACTCGGGTACTTTTGTGGTGGCTAAAAAGCTCGATGGTAATCGAATCGAGGTAAACAACGACAGCGGCCAGCCAGTCACCAACTTTGAACCCATGAATAACGTGTTTAGCCGAGTTTATGAGGCGACCACCAATGATGGCACCTATGTGTGTAAAGACGACAGCGGTAACGTGTGGCTGGTTAATTCCGACACCTTAGAGGAAGTGGCAGACTGGCCGGGCTTTAAGGAAATGACCAGCGGTACCGCTTTGCTATCTGTTTTAGAAAAGGATGTGGAAGCGGAATGGATCGGTAATTTCTTAACGGTACCCAGTGGCGCTACCGCCTTAGACGTGGCCGTGGATTACTTAATGCCGCGCGGTTTGGGTGAAATGAATAACGACGGGGTGATCGTTAACCGCACGGTGAAATGGCAAGTAAGGGTGCGCCCAGCTGGCAGCAATGACGCTTATCAAACCCGTGAATTTTCGTTAACCAAAGCTGACAACACCCCGCAACGTGTCACCTTGTGGCTTAACAAAGAAATGGGATTAGCCCCTGGGCGCTGGGAGATCGGCAGCCGCCGGGTTAGTACCGTCACCGATTCAACCCGGGTGTTTGATGAAGTGCAATGGATGGGCCTTAAATCCGTCATACAGCGCGATTATACCAACCCAGAAGAAACCATAATCACACTGAAGATTAAAGCCACCAACGCGCTATCACAGCAGGCTAACCAGCAGTATTGGAACGACAGCACCCGCATTGTGCCGGTTCGCCAGTCTAATGGCCAATATGTTGAGCAACCCACCCGATCGATATCCCACGCTGTGATCGATGCTTGCCGAGATCAAGTTTACGGTTCGGGTTTGCCTGATGATGCCATAGACCTGGACACCTTCGAGGCTTACCACAATACATGGGAAAGCCGGGGCGACTATTGCGACGGCTTGTTTGATCAGCCGACCGCGTTCTGGGATGCCATCGGCAAACTGTTACTGGTTGGCCGAAGTTACCCGCGTATTGATTTCGGGAGTGTTAGCCTTTGGCGTGACGAGCCACGTAGCGTTCTATGTAAGCCATATTCACCGGTCAATATGGAGCCTGATAGCTTCACAGCCGATATACGCTTGGTTGAAGATGATGATTACGACGGCATAGAACTGGAATGGTTCAACCCGCTGACGCGCAAATCTGAAACTTACCTGGGAATGGTGAGCAATCAGCAAGGCTATAACCCTAAACCGCTGAAAATGC